GTATCTACTGCGACAATGGCTGCAACCCCTATTGATAGAGGTGTTGTAACTGATACATATAAAACTGTTATCAAACAGATACCTTATAGAGTAGAAGTCTGCCAAGACAGAGTACAACCTGCAGGTGACGGAAGTGCAACTAATGAATTGGTTGGCGCACTCTTTGGCGGTGCGATTGGTAATCAGTTCGGCGATGGTGATGGTAAAGATGCAATGACACTATTTGGTGCTCTCATGGGCGCTTCACTAGCACATGATGAAGAAGTCAAAAATGGTCAAGGCTCTCGTGTCGTTACTGTCTGTGATGTAGAAACAAGATATGAAGAAGAAGTGAGTGAAGTTTATAGTCATTCAACTGTAGTATTTTATGTTGATGGCAAACATTACTCGTTGAAATTCAAAAAGTAAAGGAAAGAAAATGAATGTTACAGTTTATAGCAAACCTGCATGTCAGTTTTGCGATAAAGCAAAAGCGTTATTAACGCAACTTGGCCATGAGTACACAGAGAAGGTTGTTACTAAAGATATTTCTTTAGAAGAACTCTTTGAAGAATTGGGCAAACCCGTAAGAACGATACCACAAATTGTGATTGACGAAACGCACATAGGTGGTTTCAATGAACTTCGTGAATATTTTATCGACAAGGGTAGAATTAATTTCAGAGGTGAACTTTTAGATATAAATGATTTTGAACTTTGAGGAGTAACTATATAATGAATACAGAAGAAATGTTGAAGAAAGAAGCAATGAGATTGAAGATGGAAAAACTTCGTGCAAAGCGAAAGCCACCTAAGCTTGTCAATGTACACCACACGGTGAAAGCATTACCAGACGACAACGAACTCTCATATGTCAATGTAAGAAAGTGGATAAAAACACAAGAGGGTATTGTTAAGACTAACAGAATGACAGAACGCTCAAGAAGCAACGACATATCACAAAAGGACAAAGATAAGGCAATGAGAACTAGAATTGGTGCTCAGTCTTACATTCGTTCTATCAAAAATTATATTCAAACAGGCGACTGGTCAAGTATGTACTACGGCGAGTTTGAAGATAAATTAATGGGGTGGGTTACAGTAGCGCCAGTTGGCAAATGATATAAATAGTTAGTATATCATTTAAAAATACAACTATGCTAAACTTTAACGACTTCTTAGAAAACGAAGATATAATTACAGAAGGTATTCATGATAAGGGTATCTTTAAAGCATTTTATTTGGCAGGTGGTCCTGGTTCAGGCAAATCATGGGTTGCTGCAAAAACGCTTGAGGGTTCAGGACTAAAAGTTATCAATAGTGATATTGGTTTTGAGAATTACGCTAAAAGAGCAGGATTAAACCTGAAACAAATGGGTGATTTTACAAAAGACCAAACAAAACTAAAAGATGAACTTAGACGAAGAGCCAAAAGAGGCACTCAAACTATGGGACAACATGCAGTTGATGGTCGTTTAGGTCTTATAATAGATAGTACTGCTCGAGATGCTGATAAAATTGAATCTGCTGCGGCAGGATTACGATATCTTGGTTATGATACTTACATGGTGTTTGTTAATACAACGATAGAAGTTGCACTTAAACGAAACCAAGAACGACCAAGAAGTGTTCCAGAACCAATTGTTAGAGAAAGTCATAGACAAATACAAAATCAAATTCCCAGACTTGTCAGAATGTTTGGTGCCAAAAACTTTATTGAAGTACATAACAACGAATATCGAGAAGATATCAATGTTAAAGTTTACAAAGAAATTAGAAAAATGGCAAATAGTAAAATCACATCACAAATTGCCAAAGACTGGATTGAAAATGAAAAGGCATTAATAAGAGCTCGCAATCCTTCAGGAAAAGTTGATACTGGATTCTTTTCAAGATTTAGAAGCAGATATTTTTAAAATAATGCTTGACACGAGTCCGAAACTCGTGTATAATATAGTTATATTATGATGAAAAAGGTGATAAAAATATGACAAAAGATATCAATGGCGTTCTCTACGCTTACAAAAACAAAGACGAACTTGCGTTCGGCACTTCACTTGACGAAAGTCCTAAACTAAACACAACTGGTGTAGTCTACAAGTTCCTCAAAAAGCGTGAACTTGATAAACGAGTGCATGATGGTTTACGAGAAAGAGAAATGAGCCGTGAAGAAGCATTTGATATGGTTATGGGGTAGATTATGATTATAGTTGATTTAAGTCAAATAATGATTTCTAACCTAATGGTACAAATCAATGGTCGTAATGCACCTGAACTAAGTGAAGATTTAGTCAGACACATGGTGTTGAACTCACTTCGTGGTCATAACAAAAAGTTTCGTGATAAGTATGGCGAAATGGTTCTTGCGTGTGATAGTGGTAATGTATGGCGAAAGCAAGTATTTCCAAACTACAAGGCAGGTCGCAAAGAATCACGAGATAAATCAGACCATGATTGGACTAAAATATTTGAGATTCTAACTACGATTAGACAAGAACTCAAAGAACACATGCCGTACAAGTATATTGAACTTGATACAACAGAAGCAGATGATATTATTGCTGTTCTGTGTAAACAATTTCATGACCAGAAGATACTGATACTATCTGGCGACAAAGATTTCATACAATTGCACAACAAGAATGTACAACAATACAATCCTGTGTTGAATAAATTTGTTGGCAAAGATGAGAATCCGAGTATATATATTAAAGAGCATATACTAAAAGGTGACCGAAGTGATGGTATACCTAATGTGCTTTCAGATGATAATGTTTTTATTGAAGGTAGACGACAAAGACCTTTAACTAAAAAGAAAATTGAATCATGGGTAAATGAAATGGTTATGACATTTACCGAAGAAGAACAAAAGAATTATGACAGAAATCGACAACTAATCGATTTAAGTCTAATACCGCCTGCACTTCAGGCGAAAATATATAATGAGTACACAGAGGTTAAAGTGGCACATAGAAGTAAAATTCTTAACTACTTTATTACAAGAAAACTTAAAACTTTAATTGAAGTCATTGACGAATTTTAGACTTCAAAAGAACTGTTAAGGAGAATAACATGATAATCAGAAGAAATCCTGATGGCTCTATCATAGAAGAGCAAACACAACAATCCCACCCTGCATTAACAACTAGACGAGGCATGGCTGCAATGGCAGAATCAGGCCGAGCAGTTCCACCTTTGTTCAGCGAAATCGCTACAAAGATAAACAATGCAAAAGACAAACCAAGAAAGTTAAAAGTATTGAGAGAACACGACTCAGTACCTTTACGACAGGTTTTAAAGGGTGCGTTTGACCCAAACATAGAATGGTTGTTACCACCAGGCGATGTGCCATATACGGCAAATGATGCTCCTGTGGGAACAGAACATACCTTACTTCAACAAGAAGCAAAGCGTTTGTATTTGTTCACAAAGGGTGGCGATAATACACTATCAAACAATAAAAGAGAAACACTCTTTATTCAAATGCTTGAAGGTCTTAGTGCTGAAGAAGCAGAATTCTTAGTGGCTGTTGTAAACAAGAAAGTCAACAACAAGTACAAAGGATTTACTGCTAATCTAGTCAAAGAAGCATTTGATTGGGATGATAACTTTATGAAAAAAGAGTAACATACCTTCTTATGAAAACCCTCTGAAAGGAGGGTTTTTACATTATGATTGAAAATGAAAATAATTTACCGTTACCACCAGATACCGTACCTTATCACAAAAGGCCTGTAACTGACGAAGAACTATGGAGATTTTTCTATGATTAGAAATAAGTATGCTGTTTCGAGGGTTAAAAAAAGAAACAGAAAAAAGAAGAACATTGAGATAACTGCTATACATATATTTACAGCATGTATTTTGGCAGTAGCACTTTTTGCTTTCACATCTGAAGCAAAGGTAGTTGAAAAACCTACTATCATAACAAAAACAAAACCTTTATTTATTTACTCACTTAATTCGTGTATTGAACATCTATACAAAGATATGTCAATCGAGAAGCAAGTGCCAAACGAATTGATTGTAGCACAGGCAGTTGTTGAAACTGGTTGGGGTGATAGTCGATTTGCGAATGAAGCCAATAATCTTTTTGGCATTAGAACTTTTGACAAAGATGACAACTACATGTTGCCAAAGACACTTACAAACTGGCCTGGTTGGGGCGTCAAAGTGTTTGCTAATAAATGTGATAGTGTAGAATATTATGTCAGAATCATAAACGAAGTTTGGGCTTATGAATCGTTCAGAAATTTAAGACAAAGACATCTTAATAATGGAACAGTACCAGATGGTATGGAGTTGGCAATGACGCTTGATTCATATGCGACAGACCCAAATTATATTCCTTTGGTTCGCTCAGTAATTAAAAACAACATAAGAGGAGTTTATGACCTATAAGGGCTTGACAAAACCTTCAAATAATAGTATAATACTTGTATGAATAGCGAATACAGAATCCCACAAGGTGACGGCACAGTCAAAGTAATAAAGTGGGCAGACTATATAGAACACGGACTTGAAAAACCAGAACTGATATGGACAGAACAAGAGCCATTAAAGATATTCCCAGATTGTATGCGACCTAAGGAGAGAGAAACAGAAGAATGAATATATTTTACCTAGACAAAGACCCAAAGATATGTGCAGAAATGCACCTTGACAAACATTGCAGTAAAATGATGGTTGAGTATGCTCAATTGATGTCTACTGCACACAGAGTCCTTGATGGCAAAGAAGTTACTCGTCTGAACAAGGCAGGCCGTACAATGAAAACATACTCTCACCCAAGACGAGATGGTTTTCTATACAAGTCTTGCCATGTCAATCACCCTAGTAACATATGGCTTCGACAAAGTAAAGAGAACTACGAGTGGC